ACAGTTGCCAGCCTGCCGTGGGGCGCATTTATCCGTGACGCTGGTGTGCGCAGACCCGTTACCCGCCCGCGCTGGATGGATGTGCCAATTCCTAATAACCCTAACTACACGCCATTTGATTTCAAGCACCGCTTGGTTTCCAGCTTGCTGCTTGACGGCAATGCATTTATCTTGGTGCTCCGCTCGCCTGATGGCGTAGTGGTTGAAACCCGCGTGCTTGACCCGCAAAAGGTTGAGTGCGTGCGCGGTGAGATGGGTGAGCCGCTTTACAAAATCACTACACAGGAAGGCAGCAGCACGCTGGGTGCTGAAAACATTGTGCACATCCCGCTGTTTGCAACGGGCGAGCATATGCGTGGAATGTCACCAATTGAACACCACCGCGTAACCCTTGGGCTTGCAAGCGCATCCCAATTGTTCGGCGCGAAATTCTACGAGCAGGGCGCAACGGTTGGCGGTGTGGTGAAGGTGCCTGGTGAGTTGACGGCAGACCAAGCAGAGAATTTGCGCGCAGGATTTGCACGCAGGCACGAGGGTGTTGACCGCGCTTGGCGCGTTGCAGTGCTCACCGGCGGTGCTGACTATTCACAGATGAGCGTAAAGATTTCTGACCTGCAGCTTGTAGAAACTCTGCACTGGGGTGTTGAGAGCATTGGCCGTATCTATGGTGTGCCCCTTCAGTACCTGCAATACCCAGGCGGCAACACCAGCTATAACAGCGCAGAAACGCTTGGGCAGGCCTGGCTGGTTTTGGGATTAGCGCCAATGCTTGCACGAATTGAAGCGGGCTTGCAGCGCCTTATCGTTGGAGAAACCACCTTTATCAAGTTCAACACCGCTGGGCTGTTGCGCGCAACGCAACGCGAGCGAATGGACGCGTATGCGGTGGCCCTGCAAAACGGAATCCTGACGCTAGATGAAGTGCGCACTTATGAGGATTTGCCGCGGCTCGCAGTTGGCGGTGACCAGCATTGGAAGCCACTAAACATTGGCGTAGTTGGGGAGGAGCCACAGCCTTGAGTTACATAATCACTGACATTGACGGCACGCTTACCACCACGGGTGATACGCCACGCCAGCCGCTCATTGATTGGCTTAAGAGCCGCGTGCAGGATTACGGCGCTGAGGTGATTGTAGTGAGCGCCCGCAACATTGACCGGCTTGCCGAAACCAAAGAGTGGCTTGACGCTAATGGCGTGCCATACGGGCAGATTTATCTGCAGGATTTTGGCGAGAGCAACCCAGCCGTAAATGAAGCATTTAAGGCATACAAGTATTCCAAGCTGCAAGAGCAGTACGGCGATGAGATTGAGCTGCTAATTGACAATGACGCAGAGGCACGCGATGCCGCTGAGGGTATGGGAATTGACGCATACACGCCTGAGCAAATCCTGAGTGGTGAGGCTGATGGTGGCGAGGCTGAGAGCGATGAGGCACGCGTGGTGATTGATGTGCCTGAGTTTATCCGCGATGCTGCAGCCAAAGGATTGACCTATTACGAGAATGGCTACGCGGGTGACGGGTTGCAAGAGCAGACCGTTGAGGAAGCACGGCAGCTGCGCGCTGGACAGGTTGAGGATGAAAAAGTTACGCGTATGCGCGCTTGGATTCTCCGCCACCGTGGAGATTGGGAGGGGGTGCCACGCAATAGTGACGCTGCCAATGATGAGTTCCCAGGCCCTGGAGCTGTTGCCGGTTATCTGTGGGGCGTGGAGGTAACACAGGCTGACGGCACAGATAGAGTTCTACAATGGGCAGACCGCGTGCTAAACACGCTGGCTAATGATGAAAGGTTTGATGTGAAAGAGTTTGAGCGGCGCGCTCTCCCAATGGGAGAGTTCACAGTTTCCGATACTGAGGATGGGCAAAAGACCTTCAGCGGCTATGCCGCTCTTTTTGATACACCAAGCGCAGGGCTGCCATTTACTGAGGTGATTGCGCAGGGCGCATTCAAGCGCACGCTCTCACGCGTTGCCGCTGGCAGCAAGGTGATTGCATTCCTGTTTGGGCACGATGAAACCCGCGCACTTGCCACCACGGCAAGCGGGCGGCTAACACTCAAAGAGGATGAGCGCGGCTTGCGCGTTGAAGCGAAGCTTGACCCTGCTGACCCTGATGCTGCCGGTGTTATTTCTAAGTTGACTCACGAGGCCGCTGCAAGCGGTATGAGCTTTGGCTTCACTACCCCCAAGGGCGGGGATGAGTGGGCTGGCGATAAGCGCACCATTCGTGAAGTCAACCTGTTTGAGGTTTCCGTGTTGAGCGCTGGGCAGACACCTGCCTACCCCGCAACGCTTGGCCTCACCGCTGTGCGCAAGCTCTCCGCCGATAAAATCGGTGTTGAGGCTGAGCGCCTTATGTCTACCCTTGAGGCAATCAAGGCAGCGCAACCGCTGTCAGATGATGACCTTGAGGTTATTGACCAGGTACGCAGTAAGTTGGCACCGCGCAAAGGGATTGACCCCAGCGTTGCGGCTGCCAAGTTGCTGCTTGAGCGCCTGGCAAACGATACGCTCTAACAGCCCCGCTACCGCAGCCCCGCCACCTTTGGGTGCGCCCGCTGCAGAGTAAGCCCGCTAGGCGAGCACGATAGTAAAAAAACATAGAGAATAGGAGATTGAAAATGTCTGATATTAGGAATCTGCACGAGAAGCGTGCAAGCCTTTTGACTGAAGCGCAGTCAATCGTTACTGACCTTGCCTCAAAGGGCGAGGCTCTTGAAGGTGAGTCACAGGTTCGTTTTGAGAAGCTTACCGCTGAGGCAGCAACTGTTGCCCAGGCGATTCGCTCCGAAAAGGAAGCCACCGAAGCCCGCACCGCTGCTGACGCTGCTCGCGCAGAGTTTGCTGCTGTGATTGCTCCGGCTGCTGCTAAGTCTGACGCTGATGAGAATGCAGAGCTTCGTGCTCTTGCTCGCAACGGCGGCACGCGAATGTTTGAATACCGCGATGTTACGAAGTCAACGGGTCTGGGCAATCCAGTCACCATTGCTGACCGAGTTAATGTCATTGCGGGTCAGTTCAACCCATTCCTCAACCCAGATATCGTTACGGTTATCCGTGCAAGCACCGGCAACACGCTGAGCATTCCGCGTGTCACGGCCCTTGGTACCGCTGGTAGCGTTAGCGAGGCTGGCACCATTGCTGAGTCTGACGGCACGCTTTCAAAGCTTGACCTCAGCCCAGTTAAGTGGGCCACCCTCATCCAGGTAAGCGATGAGCTCGCAAACGATGCGGCCTTTGACCTTTCCGCGATGATTGCAGATAAGTGCGGCCAGGAAGTGGCCGTAGCGCACGGCGCGTTTGCTGGCACAGCGATTGCTGCAGCTGCAACGATTGGCGCAACGGGCTCAGGCACCGTTTCGGTAAATCCTACATTTACCGATTTGGCGAAGCTGAAGGCCAGCGTTAACCAGGTTTACCGACGCGCTCCAAAGGCGGGTTGGTTGATGAATGACACCACGCTTGGTGTTGTAACGGGTTTGGTTGACACTGCTGGGCAGCCAATCTTCCGCCCAGGTGATGCAAATAACGCTGACCGCCTTTTGGGCGCACCAGTTTATTCTGCAGCACTTATTGACCTGACCGATGACACCGCTGGAGCAATCCTGTTTGGTGACCTTGGACAGATTTACACGGCGCTTGTTGGCGGCGTGCGAATTGATGTTTCGCGCGAGTACGCATTCAACCTTGGGTTGGTTTCGTACCGCTGCGAAGTTCGCGGTGCTTCGGGTCTTGTTCAGGCTTCGGCTGTCAAGAGCTACAAGAGCGCGAATGTCTAATCTCTAAGAGTTAGAGATTGATGACGAAAGGGGCTGGGCGAAAGCCCAGCCCCTAAGTCTTAGAAAGGAAAACTAAATGCTAGTGCGAATGCTTGAGCGAATCCTTGGCACACGCAACGGGGTTGCCTGGCCGCCACGCGGCGGGGTGATTGACTTGCCTGATGCAGAGGCTCTAGCTCTATTCGCGCACGGTTACGCTCAGCCCGTACCACCTGCTAAAACCCCCGCATTTGCCCCTCAGGGCAACGCAGAGGCGGCTGTAACACACGAGGCTAGGGAGAGTGCCACAATTCCAGCTAGGAAATTGGCGAAAGGTAAGGGTGCCTGATGGCTGAGCAGTATATGGGAAGCCGGCAAGTGGCTATTGGTACGGCTGCAACCGCCTTGGGTGAGGGGATGGTTTCTGGCTCTGAGTTCCACCTTTTCTGTACCGCAAGCGGAAACCAAACCGTGTATGTAGGCAATGGCACCGTGACCACCACTAATGGTTTTCAGCTCCACAAGGATACGCACATTACAATTCGCGTACCAGAGCGGGTGCAGTTGTATGCTGTAGCGAGCTCCACAGGCGCAAAAGTGTTTGTATTACAAATTGGGGGTATTTAATGAGCTACGCAACGCTGGCAGAATTCAAGAGCGCTATTGGGATTGGCACCGCTGACACCACTGACGATACGGCGCTGCAGTCTGTGCTTGATGCAACTGATGCGCTCATTGAC